TACATTTAATAAGTTCCTGCTTTATAGCATCTTGTATATTTCCGGCATTTGGAGTGCTCAAATCCTTATTCTTTATTAATAAATAGTAGTGTCTATAGCATTAGCTATATATAGAAAAAGGAAACCCAACCTTACGGGGTTGGGTTGACCAAGGGATTCTATCCCAGGGGTGGTTTTGTTTCTTTTATAGTTTCTTCTTATTGTATTTTTTATGATTCTGTTGTTTCAGCTTCAGTTTCTTCTGGTGGTGGTGCTGCTGCTAATGCTTCTTCTGGTTCACCAGATTCAGTTGCTGCTTGCTCGCCCTCCTCAGGTCCTTTAACTTTGATAGGATTTCCTATAATAAGTAGTCGGGATATTGCTTCCATACATCTCTCTTTCTCACCTATTGTCTGTAGGTAAAACTTCTTGCCTGATACATTAGCTTCGTATGCTTTACCTAAATACGTTAGGAAGATGTCCTGATCGTTGTGTAATACTATTCTAAAAGTTGTTGGTTTTGGTGCTACGATGTATATTCCTGTAATATAATCCTTATAAGCACTTGACATTAGCATTTGCAACGTCTCTGCCATTGTTGGATATTTTTTAAGAATAAACCCCATAGGATCATCTTCGAACGTCTGTACGTTTGGCTCCATCCTTTCGGCTTCTTTTAAAATTAATTTTCTAATAATTGCTTTACTATCCATTATTTATTTTTTATTATTCTCATATACTGCAAAACCTGGTGTAGGCTCTTTTTGTTGTTGTTGTTGCATTTGGGCTCCCTGCTCTATCATATACTCTGTCACTGAGTGTATATAGTCAGATGCTAGTGTGATGTACGCTGATATCCAACCCGGTAATTGGTCGTCTGGTTGAATTATATTTTGCAGCTTAGATGCATTTGAGATTAAGTCTCTCAATTCAGCGTCAGCCATTGTGGCTTCATGGTCGTGCCCATGTGTGTAGTCTATTCCATTTCTCTCGCAATCACCACATTCATTTATAGGAATCTGTACTAAGTCTTTTAATTTAAACATTATTTTTACTTTTTTAATTATTATAGTCCTTTTAATCCAGTATCTTTTTTCTTAAAATAACGATCTCCTTGTGCCATTATTCCATTTGCCCAACCTATCCACTTTTTCCAATCAGTTTGCCATTTTGTTTTTACAGTCGGATCCATTAGCTCATTGTATGAATCTTGTAATTCTTTTTTTTCTTCTTTAGATCCGTTAGTATAGGCATCAACTATATTAGCTGCTAAAGCTGTTCTTACGTAGTCTGCAAAATCATCTTTCAGCTTATAAATATTGATTACTAAGAAGTCCCTAACACGAGCATCGTTTTTATATTGTGATTGTTCGTACGGATTTATTATAGCGTTGTGTATAAACTTACCAAATCTGATGTCATCTACTTCATTTTCCAATGTATCGACTGCGTCTGCTACCGATTGATTTTCCTCTTTACTCTTTGTAAATCCGTGTAATGATAATGCTTCGTATACACCTTTTGTTATCTCGTGTATTAAAATTGGAAAGCATACACCTAATGCTTTTATATGTACAACTGGTTTTTTAGTTGCTTCTGATATACCATTTGTTACTGTGACCCTACTACTACCACCTCCCTGCTTATTGCCCATCTGCACCATTTGTAACATCATTGCTACCGTACTTTCGTCGTGGTATACTCCAAATAAATTTCTAGTAAGCTCAGCGTACTGTTCTAGTAATTTAGGATCTATTGAGTTTATATAATCAATGTATAAATCTTTAAATTGAAAGTCTTCTGTACCTTTAATAGCCGCTCCTTGTGTACTTGTATTAATCATTCGACGTCTCTGCTCATCTGTAAAAGCTTGATCTTCAGGTTTAGTTTCTTCGTCTAAGCTAGCATTTACGTCTGATATTGTTGTTAGCTTTGCTTCTAATTGATATCCAGAGAAATCAATTACTGGGAACATTTCTTTTACTAATTCTATTGCTAGTGGCTCTAGTTCATCTTTATAGGGAGCCTCCATGCTAGATAATATGTTAAGTATCTCTTCTGACTTAATACTTGTTTGTATACCACTTTTTTTACCGAGTGCAACTTTAGATTGACCCTTTAAACCCTTCATCAGGGTTGGTGATAACATATTGCTGTGTTTAGGCATTATTTTTCTTTTTTAAATCTACTTACGATTTTACTAATTGTAACATCTTTATCTGCTTTTGGTCTCGTATCCGGTGACTCTGTTGGAGGTGTAAATGGATCATCATCTTCTTCTTCTTGTGTTCCTGGCTCTACTACCTCTTTATCCTTTTCTCCTGGGTCAGGTGCCCATGCAGGTTGATTTTCTCTAAGCACTTGCTCTGCGAGTTTTCTAATTAATTCTATTTTGTTTGTCATGTTATTATTTTCGCTTATATTATTGTTTTGCATTATAGTTGGCAAATCATTTGCCGATCTATACTGTCTAAATTGAGTAGCTGTAATAACCCCGTGTATATTACCTGGTTGTGACGCTATAATTCCAACAACTGTTCCTGAATTAAGAGTTGCTATGTATAAAGCACTGGCTGTTCCTGCTAACTGATATGCTGATGTTATCCGTCCTCTACCTCTTAGTAGACCATTTCTTGTATCAGTTCCTCTATCTGCACGTATATTTTTAACCGTACCACCTTGCCTTAATTTATTTTGTAATCCAGTAGGTAGACTTGTCCAACTAAGGCCGTTGTCTGTAAATACCTGTTGCAAGTTTACATTACCTCCTGCAGAGTTTGCTGGTAATGCTTCTGCCGTGGCTGCTGTTCCCGTTGCTGGTCTTTGTGCTCTTGGCTGTGCTTCTCTACCAAGTAGTTGATCGTAATTTGCTTGAGATAATCTCATGTTAACTATATTGCCACTACTTATATTAAACTTTCTGGAGTCGTCTTTATTTACTTTGTTTACTAAATATATTGCACCTTGATTTAGTTTTGGTATTATCTTGTATTCGTTGTCCGGTGTTAATCTAACATTACTTGCTATACTTGGACTTCTCCGAAATATCGTGGAGTTGTTTTGTAAAAGGTTACGTACCCCTTGAGTAGTTAAGGGTGGTAATACTGTCTGTACAAAAGTATCTAAGCTATCTTGAATTTGGTTGTTGGGGAAGTTACCCGAATACCTATTCTTAAAACCCGTAGTATCAAACTGATAACTATCTGTACTAATTGATGGCGTATTTGGATTGAAAGCTCCTCTGTATATTATTACTCCTAATGGTTGTACATCAATATAATACTGTCGGTCTTCTTGAGTAAAGGTCCTCTCTTCTTGCGATAGACCATTTAGTATTTTTTGATACTGAGCTTGAGTTAGTGCTGGTGCATTTTGCTCTATTATAGATTTTAAAAAGCTTTGTCTCTTTGCTGGATCTGACTTTACTGTGCTCTGTAGTTTATCAGCGACTGGGTCTGGTAAGCCTCCTTCAACTGGTTTACCTTTTGTATTTATTATACTTATACTATCTTTATCATACTGTATTACGTAAGTTATACCATCTGCTTCAACTGCTTGCTTATCTTCGGATTCACCTGATATGGCTGTTTGTATTATTTTTGGACTTAGACCTTTCGCCTCCACTGTCGAAGCTAATTTTCGTAAGTTTATGCTTGCTAAATTTGGATCATCTAATAGATAGTGTTCTGTTTTTGGACTAAGTGTTTTGGTATCCATACCACCTCTATCTACTACCTTAACTACTATTAAATCCTTATCTAAGTCTAAATATATAACGTTATCTCTTCCGGTTATATATAGGTGTGTTGTATTAGTTGGCTTTACTTTATCTGCTTTTAACAAATCTATCACAGCTTGATATGTGATTTGATCACGCTCATACTTATCAATTAGTTTATCAGCAGTTATTCCTACTGGGTGTTGTGGGTTATTTGTGTTTGCTATAATAGACTTTTGCTGAGCTGGGGTGAAGTACTCGTAGCTTTGTAAAAATATTAAGGGATTTTCATAGGTAGATTTTACAAATAAATCCGTTATTGCTTTCATCTCTGGACGAGATAGTATGTTTTTTATTAACTTTTCCCAGGTTATAGAACCACCATCTTGTGTCCTGAATGGATTACTGTCTTGTCTTAATACGTCAATTAAACGCTGATTCTTCTTGTTAAGATCCTTGCTATAATACCAGTCCTCGAGTGTATACATTCCTCTACTATCTAACTCTTTTTTAGGAATTGGTCTATATTTAAAATACGATTGTAATCCTTTTACTGATGGAAATTCTTTTTCAACAAAAGCCCAATTTTCCCATCTCTGCCACTCCGATTGTCCACGTCTACTACCTAAATCGTTATTAGTTCTATCCGATGCTTTGTAGGTATCATCGTTACCAATCATAATAACAAAGAAGCTTTTTGGATTACTATCTGCTAATCTCTTATCTCTTACTAAGTAAAAAGTAGGATACTTTTTGTTTGCATCATAACGGTAATTAGCAAAGCTACCTCCTGTTATACACCACTTCTCCCCTTTTCCGTATAAAATACACCTACCTTCATCTGATCCATCGTAAATGGTAAGATTGTCGTCTTGGTATACTATTGGGGGTGCTTGTTCATCTTCCTCATCATCCTCTGATGGCGGCTTATATCCCGGTTTAGACTTTAGAAACTGTAAAAGCTCTTGAATTGTCCACTTGGTGATATCTCTATCCTCTGCCGGCTCTATATTATTTTGAAATTTCTTGAAGAATTCTATTGCGTACTCTATTTCAGGCCTATCTACTTTATTTTTAAGTGCCGATGAGTGCTGCACCTGGTCTTCATATTTATCCGCCAGGGCCTTCATAAAAGAATCGACCTTAGCTTCCGCTAGATGCGGATATTCTTTTATTACATATTCTAATAAATTACATAAATGCTGCATTCTTATCGCTATCTTATTTAGTTTGCAAGGATTCTCTAAATAAATAGCACTATGTACCTGTTTAACTACTTGTACATTACAATCTTGCAAGGTTTATTATGTGTCTTACACAGAGAAATTGAGTGAGCTGTTCCCTTTGACTGGCCGTCCCAAAAAGCAATAACGTAATCTGCGTTTTGAATTATATCATTATTTCTAAGAATACCGGCACGTTTTCCATATTTAGTCCAATCTGGCTTGAATATCAGAGTTTTAATGCCGTTTTCAGTAGCCCATTGTTCACCAAGTTTATCAGCACCCCTTGCTCCACCACTCACTACGACTTCAATTTGCTGCTTATATGTACTTAATGTATGCTCTACTAATGTGTAGTTGTCAAAGGTTCTACTACCTACGATTGCTATTTTCATATGTAGGCAAACATACTACCTTTTAGCTAAATTAGCAACTTTTTACTTATGTTTTATAAGCAATTCACCTAAAACTTCTATTTTACCAACCAGCTTTTGGAAAGCTATCTGTTCAATATTCATATTAGTTTTTGTTGCTGTATGTAGTTGTTTTAGTAGATCTTTGTACTCTTTATGAGCTGCTTCTAGGTCTAATTTACCTTCTGCTGCTTTCTTGTAGTAAGGTAGTTTAACGTTGTAATGGTAGTAAGTTAGCATTGAAAGGCCACCTTTCTCCTTAGAATTTTTTGTTATTTTTTCTGCACCCTTCTCTCTAGTTCCAGCAAATTCTTCAAAAGCACCTATTTTAGGTTCTTCTTTTTTTGCTTCATTTAACATTATATCAGCCTCTGCTCTCAATACATCACCGTCTTTTAGAAATTTTATTCTTAGGTTAGGATATTTTTCTTTCAATCTACTATGCCAAGCAACAACTTTCTTATGACCTATGAAAGACGATCTTACTTTATCTTCTAGATTAATAAAATCTTCCATCTGCTCTTGAGGAGATTTTACTATCGTTTCTTTTAGTATGTCTGTTAACTTTATCACTAGCTTAAGTTTAAATCGTGAGTATTAATTCCATTGCGTTGCTTTCTTTTAAGTATTTGATCAGCTACTGTCTTTATTGCATTTTTTGCACTTGTATTATTACTCGGTGCTGATACTGTGAAGTAGGCATTTCTGCCAACGTGGTCGGTTAAATCACTTACGTAGTAATATACTTTATCACCTTTCTCTCCGTAACCGCTTCCTCCTTTGCTGGCAAAATCCTGTCTTAGATCGCCTATAGGATTGTTACCTGCCCACACTGTATATCCCTTACCATCGTTTGAAATACCTTCAACTGTTACTGGTACTCCATCAACTTCGTACTCTTTTCCTTGAGGTTTTTTCGGTGCTTGTGTTGGTTGCTTTTGAGGCTCTGGTGCTTTCTTACCAAACATGTTGCTAAGAAATCCCTCTTCTACTTCGTTTAATATGTCTGTTAACTTTATCATATTATTTTGTTTTTCCCCATTTTGTTCCTTTACCAGAATCTTTACAAGCAGCTGGTGTAGGGCGGCATGACGGATGTTTTGCTCTGTCTTCGCCTTTTTGTCTACCACATGGTTTGTAACCTCCTTTGCCATCGGGTGCATTGCAATCAACCCATCCCTTAGCCTTACCCTTAGCTCCTTTTCTCGAGAACCACTTGTGTAGTGACTCATCTTCTTTTATAGCCTTCCAAATATCACCTTTACGACATCTAACAATCGCTCCTGATCGGTAGGCTGATGGCTTATCGTACTTTTGTCTTGCAATACGCAGACAGCGATCGGCCTTCTTCTCTTCTAGTAGCTGTTTTAGTAGGTCGGTTAATTTAATCATTCCAGATTATTATTTTAAACTTTTCAGGCTCGATACCGTAAAACTTACACTTCCAATCACTTTGTTCGAAGAAAGGCAGTGTTGCCCATTCGTCTCTTCGTCTTAAAAGCTGCTTAGCAGCATCTGTCCAGTCGACGTTAAGTGCTAGTTTTTCAATTTTCTCTTTTGCAGCCATTACATTCTCGTAGTGAAAATCATCCCACTCATAATGAAATACCTCAAACACGTTTCCTTCTCTATCTACATAGTCGATTGCTAGATCAATACCCCACTTTGATCTTATCTTTGTTAGCTTGCTTACAAGCGGTAGATCCCTACTCCAATTCTTTAGCTGCTCTAATGCAGAACCTCCGTATGCTTTTCTCTCAAATAGTAATGCGTGGTTTATATGAGCACCTTCTATTATGGATTCACTTGTTTCAAACCAGTTATACTTTAGCGCTCTCTTGTACCTATGTTGAGTAACTGGGGTATTTACTTCTGCATAGTCTTGTTCTAACTCTGTAAGGTCGTATCCATTAGTATCAAAAAGATCTACACAATCGCTGTTAGGTTCTTTGTACTTTACTATCGGATTCTCCCAAATAGCTCTAGAATTAAACTCGGTATTTGTTAGTACTAGTTGCATTAATTTTTATTCCAATCGGACATATTGCCTAGTGGATCGTCGTCTGGATTAGGATTGTCTGGGTCGTGTGGTTTTGTTCTTTCTGTGTTAAGCTGCTTTTTATCCTTTATTGGTCCTCCAACAACCCAAGCATCACATGTCCTAGCTGCAGCACACTTAAATTTTAAAAATCTACAGTAACCTAACTTGCCAGCCTTAATAACATCAAAGGGATTTTCCGATCCTTGATCGTCCCCAATTCCCTTAGCAATACAATCTAAAGTCTTCTTTGTTATATCGAATGCCGCACAATTACCACATCTCGACGACTTAGCCTCTTCTACTGTGTCTAGTTTCCACATATCCGCTTTGGCCTGCCAAAACTTTTCGTTAGGGTTGTTAGGATTGAGTGGTCCGTAGCCGTATTCGTTAATAGCTTTTTGCCTATTTTTTAGGTTTAACTGTATATCTTGTGTTGGAGCAGGACATTTACTTGCTTCTACTTCTTTTAGTATATCTGTTAATTTTATCATTGACAGTGGTAGTTTAAATATCTTTGTAATGCTTTTGCGTAATGAGTTCCTTTATCTTTTAGTTTTGCTTTTGCTGACCTCACTCGTGTACAGGACAACCTTCCTAATCTTTTTTTAACTATTCCCGGTTCAACTGGGTCATGATACCCTTCCGCGTATCCCCTTTTTGTAGCATCTTTGGGATCATTGGTAAATGTATCAGAAGCTTTATATCTTACCTTCTGCAGCATGTTTGCTTTGTAAGGTGGGTACATCTCAGCTAGTATATCGACTAGTTTAATCATATTACCAATGTTTACAACTCCAGTATCTTGGAGAGGTTCTATCCTTTGCAGTATCACATTTGTGTCTTGCTCTAAATGACTTTCTACGTGCAGGGATATTCTTTTTTATTTTTAGATTAGGATCACCGAAGTTCACCTTAACAACATTTCCTTTTGCATTCTTAACGTATACTGATCTTTTCTTAGGTCCGTCTGGTGTTAGGAATGGTTTGCCTAAACTAACTTTACGACCTCTATATTCTGCTTCTTCTAGCTTGTGTTCATATTCGAGTAGATATTCCATTAAACACTCTGTACAGAAGTTATCTGTTTCATCCATTACATTTATTCTATTAGCTGCTTGCTTTGCTTTTTTGAATGCTCCTGATCCTTTTTGAGCAGGTTTCTCACCTCGTGCTTGTTTTGCTCTTATGTTTGCCCATAATCCTTTTAAAGCCTCATCTACATCTGCTCTTAATTGATGGTATTCGTCGTGTCCATCATTTTTTATTGTATGTAGTTCTTTTTGAGTTGGTGTGTTATCGTATCCGCATTTACAAAGGTACGGATCTTTTCCTCCGTCTACTAATTTCCAATGCCATCCACACTCTTTACATTTGATTTCTTCACCTGTTTCTTTTAGTGACCTTCTCTGACAGCTTCTTTTGCCTGTTAATTTAGGGGATGGGCACGATGTACCCATTGGATGCATATGCCCACAGTCATGACAACAGATACTTTTCTTTTCGTCTAACATTCTAGTGTAAGAATTTAAGCTTATATTTTGTTGTTTCTATTAGTACTACTACATTATCAATTTCATTTTGAATGTAGCTATCTTGAGGTAGCTGTTGTCTAATAGTCTCTACATATTTGCATAGAGCTTCAAAGTATGTAATAGCATTTTCATCCTCTTTAAATGATGCTTGACCTTGATATCCTCTTAGAATACCGTATCTACCTTGGTATGATTCTACTAATCCATCTGCTAGATCGACAATTTTGTCGTAATAAACTCCTAACGCTACATGTGCTGCGTATGAGTTTGTCTGTAAATGATATATGTGAGCCTGTGTGCGGCTATTAAATAGTGTTGAGATAAATGTAGCGAATTGATCCATGGTTATTTTTTTTCTATTGGTCTAAGTTCTTTTTTAGATGAATGTACCATTTTATGTCTTTCACGAAGACCGCTAATCTTTTCTAAAATCATCTTCGCACTTTCATCCTTACCAGATTTCATGTGATTGTTTACCTCTCTTTGCATCTTAGCAATCATTCTCTCAATTTTCTCAGTCACAGCATGCTTTTTATCTTCAACTTCTTTCATATGCTTATATAACTCATTACAAGCTGCTTCGGCAACAATATTCGCTTCTTCGCCATCCTGGTAAATACCATGTACCTGTGTTGGATCATACTGACCTATTCCAAATGCATGTGTTTGATGTATTATATCTTCTGGTTGACTTTCTGGAGTCGGTTTCATTACTACATAGATGTCTCCAATATTGTCTTCGCAGCCTGGGTGTTCGTGGCTAGGCATTTCCGGCTCCATCTGCTGTGGCATTTGTTGCATCATCTGTTGTGCGGTTTGATGATGTGTTGGTTGTTGCATCATTATAGATTCTTTAACGCTTTCTTTCTTATCTGCATTAATATGTAATGCTGCTAAGTACTTATCAAGCGCTTTTTGAGTACCGTCAGTTTCTCCAACTTTTTTACCTTTTTTGTAAACGACGTACTTGTTTCCAACTTTTTTGTGTGTATAAGGCATTTTATTCTATTTTTTCTTTGTTATAAATATCTACTGATTTAAGATCAGTTATACGCTTTTTTACCTGCTTATATATATCCTTTTTATTACCACCATCCCATGACTCAACGTCACCTTGTTCCGTTACAAACGTGTCCTCTTCTACTAACCACTCCTCTAACGCTCTTTCTAGATCATCTAGTGATGCATTTTTATTTGCATTTATTATCTGACTTTCATATTCACTCCACCTACCCTCTCTTCGTATCTGGCCTTCTACCTTTAGTACACAGTCAAAACACATTTTATGGATAGACCACATTTTCTTTTCCACGTCGTGCAACTTTATTAAGTTTCCACAATTTGGACATGCTAGTGGCATTATAACTAAATTCTTGATCTTATCTAGCTTTGTTACTGTTTGCTTAATCCCGTTTTTAATAGTCCACTTCTTACCACCCTCTTCCCATATATCGCCGTCTACGTGATTTTGTTTGTTTAAGTCCCATCCTACTTGCGTTTGTGTTTTTTCGCCAACATTACCACTTATGATGTTTCTCATTCTCTGTACATCACGCTTATTAAATTCTTTTTTTAGATTATTTTCCATAACATTTTATATTATTTTATAGGGTATATTACTTTGCTTTAGTTTTTTAATTAATTCGTTATATGCCTCTAAGCTCGGTGGTTCAAACGACTCCTCGTCGTCAAATTCTGAATTAACTGCTAGTGGGTTTTTTATTTCGATTCCTATAATTGCTTTTGATATATCAATTCCTTTTGGGTATTTTTTAAGATCAATTCTCTCCTCTGCCTCATCAGCTGACTCTCTGCCATATCCTGCTAAAGTTTGTGCAAAGGGTGCTATCTTATATTTTTGTGACAACTTATCACCGTCTATAGTAATTCTAGTTTCAGTTGTAATCGTGTCTGATACCATTGTTTTGTTGCGAGTGAACGATACGAAGGGTTGTATAGTAGATGATAGTATAAAATTATTATCAACTAATCGACTAAGACGTCTGTATGGTCCAAAATAGTACAAGGTTCCTACTTGCCTACCTTCTCTTAATATGTCTGCTAGTTTGATTATTTCTCCTTCGTTCAATTGTTTGTATAGGTCAACTAACTTTATCATAAATCTAAATCGTATATTGTTGGATTAAGTTTACCATACTCCCTCATTAAGATACCAGCCATTGCATTTGCTTCATTTTCTATATCAGTTCCTGTCTCACCTGATTCCTGGTGAATCATGTTAAGCTCTTTTTGTCTGTGGTGCGTCAGTTCGTGTGCTAAGCTTCTGTATACATCTGCTGTATTTCGATTGTAATAATACACATACACCGTATTATCACTCGGCGAATACTCACCAAAGGAGCTTCTCTCCGCTACCCATGCTTTATCAGCAATGAATTTAATATGTGGCAGCGACTGTATGCCTAATTCCTTCTTACAGTGTTTTAGGAAGTCCTTGATCAGTTCCTTGTTCTTGTTCACTTGGTATTGTTGATGTTAGTATTTTCCAAATTTTAGGTGCTGCTCCTTTATTATAAGCCGCTTCTGGTACGGTTTCCTTAAATGCATCGTAGTCCTTCTGCTGTACTAGTGCTCTAATGTGTGGTGCTGACGCTGTTCCACTCTTCTCTTGTACTGTTATTGACTTAACTCTATCTCCAAACTGCTTCTGTAGTGACTCTGTATAGTTTTTATCATCAGTTTCATCCTGTCCAGTAGCTATATAGACAACCTGTGTTTCGGGATTTCTCTTTATTATTTCAATCATGTCTACGACTGGACTAGCGTGTTCCGATATTAATAGTTTTATTTTAGCATTTGGTTGTGCATTTAAGTACATTTTCCAAATCTGAAGAGCTTGCTCTGGTGATATATTACCAGTCTCGGGTGCTACTTTAGCGCTTAGTATAATAATGACTTCTGTTATATAGGTTCTACTAGCTAAATTCTCGGCTGCTTCAAAGTGTCCCTTGTGTGGTGGATGAAATTTACCTGGGTATAGGCAGGGGCCTGGTGCATTGATAACCTCCTCTGCTAATAATTGTCCTAATAGTATTGCGTCAATCATATGATAATAAATATCTACTGAGCCGTGTCTACGTTAGGAACTTCCTTATTTATAGTATTTTGGAGGCGATCTTTAAGTTCATCCATATCTTTTGCTGCTGTTTTAACTTTTTCCATCATCGCTTCTATTATTAATTCATCACGGTTTAGTCTGTAAATATACATCTGACAACAGTCATCTACTCTTGGATCATAGCTAATAAAGTCACACCACTGCGTTTTTGCACATATCATATTAGAAATACACTGGTAGTAGTAATCCGGAAATGCTTTTTTGAAGTCTGCATCGGTCTTAATAAGGCCGTGCTTAAAGTGTTTTACTGATGTGTATGGACATTTAATTTCAATAATACCATCAGGTGCTACTAGTCCATCCGGAGATCCACCATAATAATCATTATAACTTATAAAAGATGCTCTATCTACCTTATTACCAGTCCTTTCTGTATAAACTCTTGACGCTAATTCCTCTAATTCAGTGCCCCATTCTATTGCTAGTCCTGTGGCTGGTTGTGCAAATCCTCCTAGGCTTTCTGATATCTTTTCAAGTAAGTAGGTTTCTCTTACTTTACCATCGCCCATAATTTTATAAAATTCAGAGCTAGTTATTTTACCTCTTCTAATTTTAAACCACTGCTCACTTCTTTGTTCTACTATTTGCATAATTGCATTTTCTTAAGTAATAAATCACTAAACGTCATTTGTTTAGCCGTGTGAAGGTATCTTGTAACCTCTTCAAAACCTAAATCCGATGGATCCTTTCCTTGTAATTCAATTAAATAAACGTCTTTACCAAGGTTTAATAGTTGTTGTGAGTAGTTGATCGCTTCTTTCAATGCATCGTTGTCTAACGCAAGATAAACCGTTTTAACATCGCTTTCTACAAGCTTCATCATTAAGGCAGTTGGAATAGATTTACCAAACAATGGTACTGCGTTGCGTTTTAAGGCTATTGCATCAAAAATACCCTCACATAAAATAACAGGACATTTCCAGTTAATATAGTATTCTAATCCAATAATATCATTCTTATTACACGATGGTGCGTTGTATTTCCTGCCTGGTTCTTTCTCAAAAGACCTTGATATAAAGTAGTTGATTTGACCCGATCTGTTGTAGGATGGTACTATTATTGAATTTCTATATTTACCTGCTTCACAGTAGCCTATGTTATACTTTATAACATCTTCATCTGTTAAACCTCTACTGGTAATGTATGCCTTTGCTTGCCTGAATGCATGCTTAGTTGATTTAACTCCTAATGATGTAAATTCTTTTGGTAGTTCAACGGTTGTGTATGTCTTTTCAAGTTTTTCTCCTTTTCCATCTGGAAAGTATGATCTCATTTCAGCTACCTGCTCTTGGTTTGCATGTGCTTTTCTTAGTAGTGATACAGGCGATCTACCTTTTTCGCCACATACCCAACAATGCCATACACCTAGTATTAGATCTACTTCAAGCTTTGGTTTATGGTGTTTGCAAAATGGACAATTAAATGCATGGTTTCCCTTTGTTGATGGTTTTGATTTTCCAAAAATTGTGCGAAGTAATCCCAGTACTAGGTGTAACTTGTCCATAACATAACCTTTAATTAATAATATACTACTTCTTTTTTGTATTTGCAACAGGAGGTTCTGTAAACCACTTTACTGGTATTGTTTTATCTGCGTAGGGTATTCCGAGTTTATCACACCATATAGCATACGTTGTCTTAGATTTTTTTGATATTTTTGCACTTGAATTACTAAATACAAATCTGATATCTAGTTCAGGATGTTGTTGATTAATTAGTTCATGTTTTTTTCTATCTGCTAATACAAATCTACCCTTAGTTTCAACTATAATTCCGTTTAGAAGTTTAAAGTCTGGTAGGTATGTGTGGTCTTTTGCTGGTATTGTATACTTTACGATGTTGGCTTTACTTTCGTATTCGTAGGTAATTTGATGCTGCTGCAGCTGTTTTGCAACGGTTTCTTCTAAACCGCTTCTGTAACCGTGCTTAATTGCACGAGCTCTTACATTAATTTTTTTTTTTGCCATAAATAAATTTTTAAGAATCCCATCTTATCACAAATGTCATATCCGTGTTTGAGGGTATTGGATAGGGTGTTCCTAGTTTGCCGACCAGTAATAATTCATTTGATGCATTATATAATCCTACTGTAGTTGCATACGGTCTAAAATCAGATCCTGTTACATTATCTGCTAAGGTGCCTGATGGTGATGTTCCGTATTTTAATGCTGTTGGATTTTGACTATAATTAAATTCATTCTCTTGAACTTTACATCTAACTTCGTTTTGGTATATCGTAGTTTCAGATATTAGGTTTAGTGTAAACGGGATTGTTTGAGTTAGTTGTATTGGTTGCGGCATGTTAATAAATATTGTTGTTTTTTACTTTTTAGATTATGACATCTACCCTATCTAACCAATTGCCATCAACATCCACTGGCCAGTATACCCATCTGTGTGGTTTTGTTTTTGATGCTATTGTTATCGATATTAGCGGTTCATACTCTGTTAAATCTCTTCTATATAATACTTCTCCTACTTCATTTTCAACTCCAATGTATATAAATCTAAAATTTTCTGTAAAAGGTACTTCAAATCCTAGTTTGTAAGTCTCTTCCTGTACGATATACCACTCTGTTGTATCATTAGTCGGTGGACTAACTCCTTTCACTGCGTTAGGATGTAGTTTTTTATGTTTAAAATTAATCCCTGCGTATAGCTCATAATCGTGATGCGATCTTACTGTCCCTAATCCATACTCACCTAAGTCGATATCATTATCCTCTTCTTGTAGCATGTGTCTTAGTCTACGTTTACTATCATTATCCATATCCCACCACGGCTTTTCAACTGTTCCGTTTTCTACGTTTTCGTGACTAAAATCAGTCCAGTGTTTTGTTCGACCCTCTCTTGTATACTCGTGCCATATTACTGTCTTATGTGGATGGAATAAATCATAACCTAGTGTATATGATCTTATTGATAAGCTAATTTCATCTCCTGCAAAGTATAAATTTGGATCATATTTGTACTCTTCACAGTGTATTCCTAATGTGAAAAAGAAGTGACCGCTTACAAACCGTGCTGGAATGGGTTTGGTTAGTTGTTGCCAATCTGGTATTGTATTGGGGTAAAATAAAATAGTGCCTCCTAATGTAAATTTATCAGGAACCATCTTATATGGCTCATGATTTAGTAGTGTGTTATCACTAGGTCTATACATCCCTGCATATGATGTAATAATGGGCTTTGGTGATTCTGTTAAAGCCACCATCTCAATTAATTCTTCGTCCCAGTTTTGTAAAAAGCGGTGATGTGAATCCAACTGTAACGTATACTCCTCACCTTTCCATAGCTTTTGTATCAAGCTTCGAGCCCAACATAATCCTTTACTCTCGCTCCAATGTATGTCTATAATTTGGAATCTAGGATCATTTTTAAATTCATTAAAAGACTCATCTTCTCCATGTTGCCAGCATATTCCAAATGTTAGTCTTTTTGGATATTTTGCTTTTGCTAAACAGTCTTTAATGGTCGGAATTAATTCCGGATCTCTATACGAAGCTATCTGTACAAAGATTTGATCTTTTTTAATATTCATAACTATTAGTCTTTTATTAACAAGGGTACGTATCGCAAAATGTATTTATTGCAATTGTTACTATTGTTCCACCTATATTAATTGTTTCGCCATTTACTTTTGGTATACCGTTTACTGTTACAGTATTTTGGTTTTTAACAGTAAATATAGAGCAATTAAGTGGATTGTTACCTATTACACTTCCAAAAGTAGTGCCTGGTGACATTGTTATAGTACCGCTATTGTCCGTGTTGGCTAGTACTAAACAATTTATGTCGCTAAATCCATCTACCTGCAAACCGCTAACTAACACCGTAGCTACTGGCAAGGCGGGGGATAGTATAGCTATAAACTGCCCAGCTTGGTATGGCTCTATTGATAACGTAGCTGTTGCAGGTGGTGTTGGAGTAGGGGTAGGCGTTGGTGTTGGTACCGGACACGTTGCACACGATGATGTTGATTGGTATGTTATTGTATTAATTTTAATTGCTGATCTGTAGTTACCTGTACCATCCGTCAAATACGTTGGTGACGCTGTTATACCTGCGAAGTTGCTACTTGTAAAATTAGTTGATGTACAGAATGTTGGACCATCACCAGTTACGTTTACAACTACTGTACCTACTCCACTACAAACAGTTGTTAAATTTGTACCCTGTATTAAATTTCCACTAAATGGAGGTGTAGGTGTTGGGGTTGGCGTTGGCGTTGGCGTTGGCGTTGGGCATGATGCTGATGGTGCAACTACTACACCGCTTACTACGTTGTAGCATGTAGTTATTTGATTATTATCTACGTAGTACCCATTAGGTACTGGTATTGTTAGATTAAGATCTATTGTAGCTAAAGCACCTATTTGCAAGGTTGAATAATTACTATAAACATTTACGTTAACGCCCGTATTACATGCAGTATTACAGTTTGTTGCTGAATATTTTGTACTTATTAGGTATGTACCCGGTGTTGGCGTAGGAGTTGGTGTAGGTGTTGGGGTTGGTGTAGGTGTTGGCATTCCTGTGATTGACATTGTAACAGCGTTTGTACATAAACCTTTTGATAATACTACCACAGCTATGCTATTATTTGGTACTAGTGTTGATGTATAACCGGTTGTCAAGTTTGTAATATTAACATTAGTCTCAAAAGGACCTGTCACATTGGCTAATAAATCCTTAGAGTATAGGTCAAAAAACGGACCCGTGTCTGCTCCTGCGTTCGTTAATGTTATTAATACTGTTTGACTCATTTTATTTTACTTTAGGGGACGTATACTGCCGATCCAGTTAATCCACACTGTGCCGGTAATGGTGGTGGTGCTGGTAATGTTAATACTTGTTGATTTGTACAACCTGGTTTTATGTTAACTACTATTAAACTTGTTGCACCATTAAATACACTTAAATTCAGGCCGGCTGATAGAGATGCTGATGTTACATTTGCAGCTAACAACGTGACAGGAGTTACAGTATCGTAGTAGATATTGAACGGTCCTGGTGTGAATCCTGATGTTGTTTTTACTGTTATAAACATTTAATCTCTTTTAATAGCCGTATATTGCTTTTGTTGCTGTGTATATTGTTGTTAATTCTGTTTGATTTAATGCTGTTTGATATCCAGCTAAGTATGCAAAATTAGCTTGAGCATAATCCGTATACCTTAATCCCATAAAACAACTAAAACTTGCTGTTGTTGTAACTGTTACTGAACTAGATGCGCTTGCTTCATAATAAGTGCCGTTAAATGCACTTGTTGGTCTAATATTACCAACTGTTACATTTGTACCATTATATTTTGCAAATAAGAATAACCATTGATTATAAGGCGCTGCTGGTGATGAGTACATGTTACCCCACCCTGCTGTCACACTCTCTGTCACACCTGCTCCATTAAACCTTGCAAGTGTTACTCCACCAGCTGCATCGTAATACCAACTCCACCCAATTGGAAATCCAGCGCTTCTACCCTCACATGACACTATACCCGGTGTTGATCCTAAACTAATTGCTTGTATGTTGATCCATGTAGCAAAGGTAAAGCTAGGTGTTCCTGTAAACTTAAAATAATCAGGTAGAATTACTGCTAATTCTTGACTTGGTTGTCCGCCGCCTGGTAGTGATAAATAGTTTGGTGATACTGTTGTGTACCCTGTAGTTGTTATTGGTGTTCCTGTACCGTTACCTATACTTGATGTACCATAATTATTATTACCACTTAGATCCCTAATACTCGTACCTGTGTTAGAATATAATAATTGATTTGTAAAATCATAAACTAATACTGGTGTTCCATTATAATAGTAAGTATCTAGTACTGCTGTAAATCCACAGTTAGGTATTATACTAACTGTTATACTTGCCGTATTTGATGGTGTACCGGCTACTGAGCTTACGCTGTAGTTTGTAATATAAGATCCTGCTGTTGTATATAATGGATCGCTTGGATTAAGTGTTATTAAGCTGCCTGTTACTGTATAGGTAGGAAATTGTTGACCGGCTATTAGTAACAAGCTAAAAGATCCAACGTTTATTGGACTTGAGTTTGCCTGAGCATTTAATAATGGATCAAATTGTTTTGGTATATCTGTATCGTAATATGTATACAACTGATTATGTAGTGTTGGACCAACATCTAAGACGTTATAGTAATCGGGGTTCGTTATTATGACAACACCTTGTGCGTATATTATATTACCCACTTTTGTATTTCTTGATGGGCCTGTTACATATCCTACGGTAGGAGATTCTCCTGGTGTGAAGTAGTTTGCATTGACGTATAGATCGCCAGACGCAATGTCAACTAGATTGCCATTACCATCATCAACAATGTTATAAGTAATACCATCATTTGATACTAGTTGAAATCCATTTCTTGATATTTTTTCACCAAATATACTTCTTGGTATTGATAAAATTTTAATACCATCGCCTGATCCTGTTGGTAAAAATCTAATATCTGCATCTAATGTTCCTGATGCAGCAGTTGATTGCTCCCAGTTAAAATTATAGGATCCTGATAATGGAAATGATCCAGTAAGGTAGTTTGAGTAGTATAAATGTCTTACAGATAGGTAATTAAGAGTTATTTGTGGAATGGAACCAGTTATGGTCACAGGTCCATTTACTCCATTCAAAACCTTTATACCTGCGCTAGTGTATGTTGTTATGTCATACGATGCTGTGTATTTTAGTTTGATTGGGGTAGTTAGTACATCTGTTAATCTTAGTGTATTTGATGCTCTACTCATGATTTATTATTACCAATCTAACTTAACTCTTATAAGGGCTTCTTTAGTAAAATCTTTTAATAATGGTCTAGATAACTTTCCAACTGCTAATAGTTCGTTATTATTATTATACAATCCTACAGTTGTAATATACGTTTGCGGGCTGTATATTAATGTTGAATATACTAAATCTCCCGACCCTGATATGTAAGTTGGGTTTGATGTATAATTGTATTCACTATTCTTAATTCGAATAAACACATAATCTGATGATACCGCTTCTTGTGAGTTTAGTTGAAAGTACCCACTTGCTGACATTGCATTAAACAATATGTTGTTATTTACGGACGTATAAGGTGTGTTTAGATTTGATGTTTGATTTGTTGTTAAACCTATTCCACCAGCAGATCCTGATAGTGCTAGTGCTGCTGTATTTAGTATTATTGTACCAATATCAGGTAAATAATATCCATATGAGCCTGCTGCTGTATATCCATTTCCTACCTGTCCTTGGTTTGTTGTTATTGACGATAATCCGTATGATCCTGATATTAAATCAAATACTCTACCACAGTCTAGGTATGTAACGGTTGTTACTTGATTACTGTTATCTGTTAACTGTATTTCACCAGCAGATCCTGATAGTTTTAAATTAAAAGTTCCAGGAAATAAACTCTCTTTGTATCTATTTCTGTCAACATTAAGTGCATGTATTTCTGTTGCATTTGTTGTTGTACCTCCAAAATTGAATCCCTGAGTTGATGATGTTAGTGCTGTACCATACACCATTGTCCTATATTGCTTGTATGTTGTTTGGGATGGTGATGCACCTACAACTAAATTATTGTAAAACTTTGAACCAGAACCAAAGGTGTTTCCGTATGCAATAGAAAATTGAACGGCTGCTCCATTTTGAGTTGTTGGTTGTTGATATACGTTTATGTAAAATGCATCTGCTGATATGGCTGATGTGGGTATTACTGAGGCTGTCCAGAAGCTAGTTAAGACTGGTACATTAGAGCTCCAAGCAGGGGCTGTTATTGAGTCTGTGCTAACTACGAAATCACTTGGGTCTAGTTTTGTAAATGACATATTTTATATTATTATACTCTTTGAATTTGTACTGGGATTGTTTCTCTTGCTCCTGAATCACGGCCTACTACTGTTAACATTGTATATAGTACTGTGTTTGTACCAAATAATGTATTTACCGTAGTTGCTGTTAAGTTTATACTGCTTCCTATTACTGTTTTTGATACGTTAGTGCCAATTGTAACTGTTGATGTATTTAAAGCAGTCGCTTCTGGTGTGTTAATTCCAACTCCGTTAAAAGCTGATAATGTTCTTACATCTCCGATTGTTACTACATATCCCGATTGTTCAAAAGTAGATGTAGCACCTAAGTAATTTAATGTTTGTGGTGTTATTGACAACGATGAGCCTTGTTTCAAGGTTATAACTTGGTATCCAACATTTATTACTGGTAGTTTTGCTGTGCCTCGTGGTAAAGTTATTAACTTATACTTCATAATCTCATTATCATTTGGATACGCTTGTATAACTGGCATATTCTCTATAGCCTCGCCGTAAAAAGCTGATCCTGATGGGTGGTTTGGATTATATAGTGTGTAATCTACCTCGTCGTCTGATAGTGAGAATTGAGTGATCTGAAATGATCCATCGTTTCTAGCTAAAAGCTCTCTACCCTTTGTCGTCAATATTGCATCTATGACAACCGATGTATTGCTTAAATATGCCATGTTTTTTTTATTTGTTTCTTATAAATATATTGCTTCTACAAATTTACTACTGCCCTGAGTTGGCCTGTGTAGATAATAATTGTGTCTGTACTGTAGCTTGTAGTGTATTAATATCATCTACTACTACTGGATTTATGTTATCTGGTATTAAAAAACCATAAGAAGTTGCTCCTGATTTTTTTGGAAACTGTAGTATTACGTTTTGTTCATCTTTATATCTTTTCAAAATTAATAACCTTCTAACTGCTGCTCCAGCGGTTGGTATATATAATGCCCCCGCTATTGCTGGTTGAATTGGTTGTTTTACGTAGATATTTAAACCTACGTTAGGTACTACGTCTACTCTTGCTATTTCATACTCATACGATACTAAGTTATTTGTCTGTATGATAATATAATCTCCTACCTCAATGTTAAATACATCTACTACGTCGCCGTACACATCATATAAAGTGCACGCTGTTGGATCGCCACCTAGTTGAGTTGCTAGTCCTGGGTCAATACCAATAGGGTTATATGTGTATCCGTTATTATAAAACGGTACTAGTTGTGCTGTTAGTTGAAAATAGTTACCGGCTGTGTTTATATCTGTTAAGAAAGTATTTGTATTAGGAGTTGTTATATTTGTATCAAACGATGATGTTATTAATATAGTACTACTACCGTACGACTCTACATATCCTCCTGGCTTTATTTGATAGTCAAAATGAGTTGGATCACCACCACTAAGTTGTAAATAGCTACTTAATCGCGATCCTGCTGGATGTTCAATAACCGTTGAGCGTATGTTAAGGGTTGCAGTTCCACTTGTTACTGTTGCGGTTGTTACTTCTTGTAACCATTGACTGTCTATATTGTATGGGTTTGCTTGATTAGTATATGGCGTATATTGAATACCATCCCATATACTTGTTACTGGTTCATATCCTGTTGCTGTCATAACAAAAAACCTATAGCCTGTATAATTAATACTGTAATCGTATCCTAAAAACCCATTATTTCTTGCTACTCTATATGTACCGTATGTTGTATATATTTGGCCAGGTACTGTTGGGGATGGTACAATAGTTGGCATTGGATTATTTGTAACATTCCAGGTTGTGTTATAAGGAGATATTAAAAAGTTTAGTTGTAGTTTGAACGGTAATTGTACTAATGTATATGACTGTATTGATTGCACTAATTGCCATTCATCTGTTTGAGTATTCCACGGGCTTGTATATGGCCCAAGCACTCCTTGGAATTCAATTCCAAATAGAAGATTTGCTGTTGCGTTACTATACGTATCTGTTCTGCTTGTTTCTATTACCTGTGAATCGCTTTGATTATACTGGTAGTTTGGATCTGATGGATTCGATCCTGATATTACCAAAGATATTGTGAGTGTGTCTGGAGTAGTTGGTACAACTGGTTGGTTGTATGACCAGTCGAGTTGTACTTCTGCATTTGTTCCAAAAATCTTATTATTAATAGGAACAGTATAATACGATCCAGTTGCGAAAGAACCATTATAAGAACCTAACACGTAATTACCATCATTAACTGTTCCTGGTGATGTTATATCATTGAGAATATCGTATACGATTACGTTGCTATACATTGATCCGGGAAATGTAGGAGCATATGTGTAATCGCCCGGGTTTTGTGGAGTACCAACTTGTCGTGCCATTCCTAATCCTGTAATTGCTCTATATCCTGGAAGACCAACTGGGAGTGTTGTTGTTTCAAAAGACATCGTGGCGTCTATTAAATAAGGTAAGAGTGGATTATATAAAGACGATGAGTTAAAATATAGCATTGGTCTGTAACTATATCCACTGTTCCAAATATACTTAACACCATCCGTTGCTTTTTGATTTGAATACTTTTGGTTATCCCACTGCTTTATTGTTGAACTACCTCCTAATTTGAATATATTCTGCACATCAACCCAGTGTCTATTGTTTTGATTTAACTCAAATAGACCACCTGATACGTCAACTAAATAACTTAAGGTTGCATTTATTTTTCCTGGTAAATATGAGCTCGTTGCTTGCTGTGTAAATAGTCATAACTGATAATTGTAATAATTAATTACTGGCTCATTTCCGTATGAAATATCGCCAGCGCTGTGTGTATTATAGAATCTACCTGACATGTATGATCCGCTATATCTAGGTATTATACTTCTCCTTAAGTAGTAGTTATAGTCCTGTATTTCAGCATACTGTCCGTATGGATCAGTTATGGATGCTGGATATGTGTTGATTGATTGTGTTATTAAATTAAAGTTACTGGGTTTAATTTGACTATGGTTGTAGTCACATTCTAAAAATCTTGTTGATTTTGGTGACCCTGAAACATTATTATATAGGTAATCTAGTGAATATGTTAAGTACATTTGATTACCACCTTGAACTGAGCTAGTCCAGTACGATGTCATATTTGATGTTTCTACTTGCGGAAAATAATCTGTAGTAGCTTGTATAGTTGTTCCTCCAAAATCACCAGTATATTTTTCAAATCCATAACTATTATCTATTTCAACCGGTCCTAATACTGTTTCAACAGAGCTTGTATACGCTGTTGAGTATTGTAATACGGGTGCATCTGATGCTGTTATAAAAGCTGTATCTATTGACTGTGAGTAATCTAGTGTAGCAAGTGTAGGCTCGTGTCTTGCGTATTTATTACGTTCTAGTATATGCGGCTTTACGATGATACCTGTTGATAGATTTGCTCTTGCTGGAACAAAATCTTTTATCATCTTGAATAGTGAATTATTGTAATATTTAATAATTCTTATAAAATCCCAGACATTATATCTACTTGTATAGTTAGCTGCGAAGTAATTATCACTAAATGTTACTAATGGATCATAGGAGCTAGAGTATTGAAGAGCAGGAGCACCTATGTACTGCATAATATTAAAATTACCAAGTGAGCCCGTTATATCTGCATTGATTGAGTCTGCAGGCGAAAAGCCTACTTCTACATTAACTGATCCTCTCTCTAAGTTAGTTTGAAAAAACTGATTTGTTACAAACGGTGATAGTAGGCTGCTTGATATGTGTAATATACTACCTGTAAATACTTTTTCATTTTGAATTTGCTGTATCCCTGGTGCTGCTGATATAAAATTACCACCAAATTCATTTACTGTTAAGGTTGTATTTGGTATACCGTAGCAGGCTATTAATGCTTTTACGCCTCTCTGAGTTCCTTTTGTTTTTAACAGGTACGGTAAATTGTGGTATAATCTTTTGTATATTTCCTTCTCTGTTTGATTAGGTGGTAACGTACTGAAGCTTAAATCAGTTACATATCTATTAATTTTTTCATTTCCAAATGGTGGTAAATATAGTGATGAGCTTAACCACTCACTCCCAACCGGTGGGTATAGACTACTATTCCCCGGATTAACTTGTGCGTATGCACTTGATGTAATTGGTAAGTTTGATCCACTTTCATTAATTCCAAATAAAGAGTAATAAATATTATCTGATACATTTGAATTAGTATATAATTCAATTCCAAACCCTCTTAATGCATCAGCAACCACGTCTATTGATATTCCCACGGCTGGGTTGTTTTCAGCAGAGTATCTATTTGATACGTCTTTATAATAAATCCATATATTATCAAAATGCTGACCTATCATATTTAAAAAGGTCATATATGGCTCGTTATTGCCATCTTCTCTGATGTAAGCCGGCATTGAGTATTCTAGGTTGTCTTTGTTTAAGTTATCGTACAAAGATGCTGAGTATAGCATACTCATATTAGTTGCTGATGGTATAGTGTCTATACTACCCATCCAGTCTAATGCTTGGGAACTAGTTACTGAATATAATATGTATGGTTGTGAGTTGTTTTTCTTTGGCCATGCTGTTGATCCTGATTCAAAGTATAGATAGTACTCATAGTTATCAAATTTAGTTATGATATTATCTATATTCTGCTGCAGTAAAACGTTTGTATTATTTATTATTGTACCAGGTGCATGTGGTAAACTGTTTCCTAAAGTAATATCTCGATTATATGCCTCAATTAATCTTAACTTATATTCAAAGTTTAAAAGCCTTTCTGTTGCGGATGAAAAGTGTATAAAATTACTAAAGCTACTATAATCAACATTTATATCAATACTTTTTTCATCTATCATTGACTGCATCTGTTGGTAGGATGATGATACTGTTGTTGAAAATAGTCCTGTATAGTTGTAGTATGGTGTTGTTTGGTTTTGTTTTTGATTTATTGCTACTTTGTAGTTTGGACCTCTTAATGCATTTGCTATAACAACCTGTGGCGCTTCTACGTTGATTGTTACATCAAATTCTACAGAATCAGCTACTTTTTGAACTGCCCAAAATTGTGAATAAACATCGTAGTTTCCTGGTAATGGTTCATGTAATTTTACAATCAAGTATGCAATACCATCTTCCTCTACATATACTAGGTTTATAGCTATAATCTGATTATCTTCTCCAAAATTTAAAAAAAAGTCTGGGTAGTAGTTTGTAGTTGTAGCAATTGAGTTAAATGTATTAAATGCTACTAATAGTTGCGAGTTGGCTAAATCTTGTCTGCCTACTTTTATTTCAGTTCTACTTGGTGATATTTCTTTTATCCAGAAAGTAGTACCTACTTTACTTTCTAATATATTTTTAAAAAAGTTATACTTAACTGATATAGATCCTCTATTAATCCCTTTATCTTTAACGTCTTGTTCTGGATCTAGATTTATACTTGTAACAGTTGCTGTTACTGTGTTTGCTGTATTTGTGCTGGGAACATACTTTGTCGCATTGTAATTACGTGCTACAATATCACCGTTTAAATCTTTAATAAAAAATTCAACATAGTCTGTTTGTGCTCCAAAGTTAGCTACAACGGTTGAGGTTGTTATTAAAGATAACTCTTGTAAAGAGTACGATTGGTAATCTGGTACTGTGCCCAAGTATGATACATCAACTATTTCCATCCTATATTATCTGGTTTAAATTTAAGTAGTTAGCAGTTGTTTCTAATAATTGTTGCCTTAGTTGATTAATTTCGTCTATATAAACCTGCTCTCTATCTGTTAATACAGATCCACCAACGTATTCTGTACTTGTTTTTATTAAATAATCATGTGAATTTACCTGACCCGTTGCAGGAATTTGAAAAAATAATTGTTGATATAAATCAAAAAAATCTTCAACCGTTCTTTCTGTCGGTTGTATTGATGCTGTAACTGGGCTGTATAGTTCAGAAAACTGTGTATCTACAACCTTAGTATAGGTATTTCTACCATAAACTTCTTTTACTAATTTAACTTCTTGCATACTTATCCAATTACTTTAAATATTAAATTATTATCTTTTATTATAGTCTCTCCTGGTAGTAGTGCTAAATCCTCTGGTGAGTATAACGATAATGCGTTATAGATTGATTGTTCATTATCATATATTGATAGTGGTCCAAATGTTGTTGAGTATATTTTTGTTTTAATTAATAAACGATAAAATCTTTCAACCTCCAACCCATTCATATACATGTAGAAGTAGTTACTAACACTATCTGCACTTATCTTAGTATAGGTGTCGTCAAAGTCTACTATCATCTCATTTGTCTTAACATCTTGAATAGCCCAGTGTGATTCTTGTGATAGATACAATGAATTCAAGTATACTGATGATGTTATAAATTGTCTAGCTGGGTATGTTTCTCTTACTGCTGTTCTAAATTTATAAACCGTTCCTTTTTTAAAGGTGCCCGGATTATTTGCTAATGTTATTGTTATTTGATCGTTTAGTACATAGTTACTACCTATTGGATAGTAGTGTGAATCATCCCATCTAAGCTCTATACATGGTGGATATATTGTGTGTGTATCTACTGAGAAGAATTTTAAATCTATGAAAGAGTTAGTATCTTGCTCAATTGCTTGTGGTTGTTTTAATATAATACCATTGTTTGGAATAGATCCTGAGAACCATGCGTCAACAATACCAGTAACATTCATATTAATATCCTTGTTACTCATATAATCAAAATACTGACTGCCACTATAGGTGCCATACCACGAACCACCTATTGTTGCTAAAGTTGGAAGCAGATTCCAAAAAAGAGTGTTGTTACTCCATATTTGTGTTGCATTATTCCAATTAACACTCATACTGGTACCTACATTATTCCACAGTGTTGTCTGTGCGACTGATCCATTCCAAGTACCAATATCTATGTTACTCCAATATAATGGATCTTGATACCAAGCTGCTGAAGCGCTGTATAATCCTGTATATCCCCACGATGTTCCATTTCTAATCTCAGGCACTGTCGTATACTTACCTGTTCCCATTGACCACGATTGCGATACCGCATATGCCTCTAGCGAATAGGTTGTGTTTAAATTCTGGGCAGATGCTAGTCCTAATCTCAAATATGATTCCCATGATCCACTAATTGCTTGTGATGCAAATTCTTTTATTATTGATAGGTCTGCATTTGAAAATTGTACTAGCGACCTCCTAACATCACTACTCGGAAAAATCTCAGCTGTTGTTGTATAGTTATCATTAGCCGCTAAATCATATGAATAGTAGGGTGATTGATCTAATAAAGATCTATCTATAAATCGTAAACCATCTTGTGAATTTTTTGCAGATATTTCTAATACAGGATCACGTCCAGTGTTTTTTGCTGGGTAAGCTGAGTAGATTGTCGCATCTGCGGATGGAAAGATTTTATATATTGCCATGGTTATTGTGTTGATACTACTCTACCTTGAATGTCTACATCTAGATATTTTACTTCAAAGATGCTTGGATCAAGTGATGGGTAAATAATGCCGTTTAATGTTGCTGCTGATATGTCATAACTATATTTTGAATATCCCTCAGGTACACCACTTAGATTTGTAATCGTTACTCTTTGCACAGTCTGTACACCTATTACTTTATCTATTAACGTGTATACTTCTGATAAGATTATTGGTTGATTGATTTGCCATCTTGACCTATTAAAATAATCTTTTAACTCTTTTAAAGCTGTTCCTACAACTTGCCTAGATGTATAATTAGGTCGTAGTACTATATCGAATGTAACTCCAATATTTATTATGTATGCTGGTTTTATATATATTACATCCGTGAGCATTCTATATTGTTCTACATATGTTTGAATATTTTGATATAATGCAGGTGAGGGATCTGTAAAGTATCCTGCTGAGTCATAAGCTGTTATGTATGCCGTTGTCGCTAATGGATCCCTTTCTCCTGGTTCATTTACTAAATACGGCTTAAAAATTGCTTCATCCTTAGTTATATAGGCTTTTGCTACTTGTCCAAATTTTGCTGGCATTGATAATATTGTTCCTAGATAATCTTGCTGTGTTACCGCGCGTAGCTGTGATGGGAATTGTGCTGCTGTATTTAATCTTAACGCCTCTGTACTATCACCATCGCCGCCTCCAGATGCTGGTTCTGGGTTTGTAACTGCTATTGTTGATTTTATTGTATTACCATTTGCAGGAGCTCCTTTAAAGTTTGCAGTAATGTTTCCTATTACGGTCAAGTCTCCTGATTGTGCGTTTGACGATGCTCCTCCTCCTGTTAGATATGTTACTGTTAAAGTTGTATTGGTTGGTGCTAATCCGTAATCTTCGGTTGTAACAAAATTAGTAGGATCGTAAGCTGTATTTAACATTGTTAACCCATTAATAGTACCTATACCTACATTAAAAGGATTAGGGGTTAACGCTGATGATGATATATTATTTATACCAGCACCAAATTCTAACTCAAGTACTCCAGATGTTTTGAATCGAGATACAAACCTCCTAGGCACCTGTATTTTAGTTAGTACAAACGGTACTTGATTCGAGTACTGGGATAGTGATGGGTAGTTGGCTGCTGTATTATCGACTGATTCTAATATATAATCCTGTGCTAGATAGGGTACTTCATACCACCTATTCCCTGATGTATTGTCTGTTACTGATACTATTTCTATTATATTTGTATCTGTAATAGTAGCTACAGGGAATCTTGTTGGTTGACCAAAGGTTATAGCTTTTGTTTGTATTTTGCCTGATATAGCTTGTGTACTCTTCCTTAATAAATACCTTGATGGATTTCCAAAAGCATCCGTTGTGTAGACGCTAATAATTGTAGGATTTATTGAAGAGGATACTGTAAAGTCTATTTTTTCTGGTGTGTAGAAAGTAGTTGATGTGCTGCTTGACTTTACTTCCATCCCAGCCTCTATAACAACTGCATAATTAAAATCAGGTAAATATACACCGTTTACTATTGTAGAAGGTAATTGTTGATAAACATCTAGCTTTGTTATAGCTGCTGATGTTGTTTTAGGTTTATACCCAAGCATATAAGCTAGGGCATACAAGTTGCCTTGTTGTTTTGCGAATTCTAAAAAACCTTCTTGGATTTGATTGTCTAAGTAAAAAGATAATACATCTCCAACATAGGATGCCATATCAATGAACATTGTACCTGGTGATGATACGCTAAAATCATTGTAAGCTGTTGGATAGTACGCTTTTGCGTAATCTATCAGCGATTGCTTGAATGATGTAAAATCTTTATTTAGATATTTTATTTCTGCACTAGCCATTTTGTATATTTACTAATATGTTATCGGTTTCATTACTTGTTGTTATTATATACGAAAACTGCACTGATATTAAGCTTTGGTCTGGTGTTGATATAACAGATAGATTTCTTACTTGTATGCTTGGAAAATAACTTTCTACCGCTGATTGTATTGATATCTTTAAAGCTTCGTTTGATTCCTCTGTTATTTGTTCAAACAATCTTGATCTTAAGCCAGCTCCAAAAGTTGGATTAAATAACCGCTCTCCCCTATCTGTTAATAGAAAATTAAGTATATTGTACTTTAATTGCTCTTTAGTCGTATAGACGGTTGTAAAGGCTGTTACATTAGAAAAAGGTAGTGCTACTCCTACTCCAGTAGAGGGCTTTAGATCTAATACATTAATATTTTTTAAACCGTATGCCATTAGATAGCTCCTTTAGCTTTTAAATTAGTCATTAACTCTGTAAAATCCGGAACTGCATTAATTTGTATAGCATCAAAGTTTGAACTAGCTCTTGCTGTTGCCATCATACCTCCGACTGAGTCAACAACCTGTGGTTCAGCTTGTTGTGGCATAAAGCCACCACCAAATCCTGGTGCGTCTTCTGATGTGAAGTTAAATCCACTAACATCTTCATTAGTCATAGCTTGTGCTGTTTCTGCTAATAAGTTTGTTAGTGGATTATTATTACCTAAATTAGGTGATGCTCTAGGTCTAAAAGATTGTGTGTTTAGAGTGTCTGGTATTAGTGTTTTTTTAGGTTTTTCTGATTCTACTATAGTCTTTGTGCCTTTATTTGCTATAATAGCCTCTTTTAAAATACCAGCTAATTCCTCCTGGAATACTGCTTTAACCTCTTCTCTTATTAGTTTTCTTAGTAAATCTACGTTTGCCATATGCTTATAAATATTTTAATCGCATCTTTTTAGTTAATTATATATTCATTAGATTGTTTACGGTTGTTTTTTAATTACCCCTAAAAATTTACTTGTATTAGCCATATCAGCTGCTATTTTTTGTTTTGCTGCTTTACTAGTACTATTTAATTTAGATCTTACTCTTTTTCTTAACGCCTGTGTACCTTTCATCTGGTTTAAATATCCATTTAATCCTAATCCACTATTTTGATTTTGGCTATCTGGGGATTCTAAGGTACTTGTTGGTAGGTTTAAATCATCTAGAACTAAATCATTATCTTCTAAATAAGTCATTGACTCTGCTATGACTAGATCAGTTGGGCTTAAAGACGCAGCTGACACTAACCCTAATGCTACTAACTTAAATTTAACTTCTTCTATTATAATAGCGTTATTAGTTGCAAATGTTAAATCTGACTGGGCTGCTATAGCGTTATCCTTATCAATTGCAATACCTCTACGCCTTTTATTAGTAATACCATCATCTACTAACTCTTCCTCAACAACCTTAATTGTATAATTACCGTAATCTGTATTATTTACATTTGCTTTTTTATCATACTCTCTAATTATTCCAGCTAACTCATCGTTTAATGTTTTTAAGCTCTGCTGAGATTGTTGTAATTGCTGTACGACTGGGGAGCCTTTTAGTGCACCACATGCTTCTAATTTTTGAATTAAAATATCCATTCTTTGTATTAGTGCTTGTGTATTTTGTTGTATATATCTTATTACGTTTATTATCACTGCTAATAAATTATTAACTTGTGTTAAAAATTTTTCAAGTCCTGATACATTAGTTGTTACTGCATCTTTTGCATCTCTTATTTTATCAACCATGCTGTAAGTTGCAAACTGTAGCGGTGCTGGTATGCTGCCGATTAATTTAGCTATAAATCTAAAGATTTTTACAAGCACTATCCCTATTTTAATAAACCCCCTTGCTATGCGTAGATTAGATGTTATTGTTTGACATGTTTTTGTAAACGATTGTAGGCTATTATTAATTTGCTTAAGCGTCGGTACTATTTTAGTTGGATCCATAAACTTACCTAATTCTGCAATTTGGCTTCTTACATCCGATCCTAAATACTTATCTGCTAAATCAATAGCACTTGCTAAATTAAGTGATTCTATTGCAACACAGACTGCTCTTACCTCATCTAACTTTCTTAATAGTTTTTGAAATTCATCATTTGGTATTTGTCTAAAATCCGCATATTGATCAATTATTGAAATATAGTCTTTTATTGATGCTATACTTGTTTTAAATCCAGGTAGTATTGATAATGCAGCTGATACTTCTGGGTCTGATAATGCTGATGCTGCAAAATCGTTTATAACAGCAGTTGTGCCTGTAGCTGCTGTTTGTGCATTACTTGTAAATTTGAAAATATCTGAAGTGTACTTTCCAATTATTCCAAAATTGTACTTCTGCATGTTTGATCCTACTAACTCAGCGTTTGAAGGAGTGTTTGTTGTTGGTGTTGTTCCTGGTGCTGGTGCTGCTTGTGGGTTTGGATCTTTTAGTTGTGTTAATACTTCGTTTGGAAATGCATAAAAGCTGTCAATGGCGTTTCTTACTAAGGCTGCCCGGTCTTGTAAATCGTATAATGCTTTTTCAATTTTTGTTGGATTTTCTTTTCTCTTTGGTTTTACGTCTGATAGTGATGTTGTTAAATACTCTAGTACGTTACATAAATCTACTTTTAATAACACATCTATTACATTAAATAATCCCGATTGTATAAAACTACCAACTTTTGTACGTTTTGGTTCCGGTGGCGCTATTCCAGATACTGGTATTGCTGGTGCATCGTTTACATTACCCCACAGAATTTTATCAATAGCTTTTTTAGCTTGGTTGACGGCTTTACCTACAATCTTTACGATTCGTTCTAATCCTGCAGCAAGATTTGCCATATTATAATGTATACGTTATATTTGATAGCGCATTCACGCTTAATTGATTTTTAACAGATTTTACGGTATCTCGCAAGCTACCTCCACCTATTTGAATTGCCGATACCGCTTCTGGTAATAATTCTACTCCTATGTTTTCTAATGCTTCACCTAATTGAGCTAGTGAATCAAATAATCTATTTAATTGTATTAGGGTTACTTCTCCTTTAACAACTCTATAACCCTCTTTTTGTGCTCTTAATCCTAATTCTATTATGTTAGAGTTTATTACTGTTCTTTCAGGTGCATCTATGTTAAAAGTAGCGGGGGTTGATATACCTACTCCTTTTTTTCCAAAAATAAAAACAGCATCATCTTTTGCGTGTAGTAATACTCTGCCTGATGATATTATTACTTGATTGCCTGGGTATGGGAATTGTGGTTTTAGCATACGTTTATAACTTTTCTAATTTATCTATCGGTGGTATAGTTAGTACACTATTTGTATTAATGTTTCTTAATTCTGATACTGCCATGTTATAAACAGCCTGTAAATTAGTACCATCTTTACTAACAGTAGCTACTATCGTACCATTACGATCAACTGCTCTTAAATTAACTACATATATTCCAGCAAGTTCAAAAGAATCGCCAACTACTTTATATTTTACTGGTAGTGATCTTTGTAATTGGTTTCCAGATATTGGAGTAGTTGGTTGTTGTATTATTGGATTAATAGGTTTTAATGTTGGTGTTATTAAATCAACATTTGTAACTCTTGCTTGTATCATTGGATTAATAGGTTCCAATGTTGGCGTTATTAAATCAATATTTGTAAATCTTGCTGCTGTATTTAAGGTTGTTTCTGTTACAGTTGGGTTATATGTTCGAATTGGGCTAACTGGGTCTGTGGGAGTTCCTACTTGATCGTCTTTTGGATTATCTAACGCGTATGCATCTTGGTCTTGTGCTGATATAGTAGTATTTGCTGTTGGTGGTGCTGATAACGATATACCTATTGTAATTTTATTCTGTACTGATATATCCCAACTTGTTAATGGGAAGTTTGAAATATCATCTATATTAATAGTTTGACCAGCTGTTAAATATATCGACGATTGATCGACGTTTATATTTTCAACGGTTGGGTTATATCCCAGTATATCAGATTGATTACCTTGGCCATTTCTTATTATAGTGATTGGATCGCCTGTATTCCCTGTATTAGACCACGTATTAAACTTTGAATACTGCTTTGCTGTTGATCCAAATCTAATAGATGTGCCATACCTACCTTCTATTATAACATCGCCAGTAAACGGTAATATGCTTTTAATATTACTTTTTTCCACAAATCCATTTCCTAATGGAAACTCCATAGGAACTGTTGTTATATTATTAACTGTTCCTTGCTGGCTATTTTGATAATTGGCCGTGTTTATGTTTATATAACTGCTATACACCCCCATATCAGGATGAGCATTGTGATGTGGTGATCCCCACAATCTAATCGGCGGTAGATAATATAAATCTATATCTCCAGCTGCTTCATTTAACTCTAACCCTGGGCCAGGTAATAAATATACGTATTCACCTTCAAGTGGATACTGGTGTATAAAACTAAAGAAGGGTCTTGCTGGTCTACTGCTTGCTCCAACAGCGTCGCTGTTCTGCGATGAGTTTATTATTGAATATCTAATCTTACCAAGATCTGTTACATCATTATAATCAGGATCGACCGTCTTTCCGTCAGATAAGTATGGACCTTGTACAACATTAACAATTCTTCCTATTATAAAAGGTGATCTTGATATTAAACTGCCATTATTGTTCGATGAAAATATTTTATTGAAACTTTCAGCCATTGGTTTCTGGGTTTGATAATTGTTTAATTTCCTCTGGCTTTAATGGTTCTGTTCCTGTAGTTATGTCGCTAAAT